ATAATCATCCGGACCCCTATGTGTCAGTAAATCTACGGGGACCTCTACTTCTTCCCCGTATAAAGCTAGAATTCCACACATGAATATACTTACCTCATATCCTTAAACTGATTAAAGGTAAACGCAGTATAATTTATAATGATTGTGGATTGTTTTACATTTTATAACGAACTTGACATTTTGAAAAAAAGATTAAAATATCTCTCTCCAGTTGTGGATAAATTTGTACTAGTAGAATCTACAAAAACATTTAGAGGTAATTCTAAAGAATTATTTTATGAACAAAATAAAAAAGATTTTGATGAATGGAAAGATAAAATTATACACGTAATTGTTGAAGATAATCCGGATGATAAAAACCCGTGGATAAGAGAGGCTCATCAAAGAAATTGTATAACACGAGGACTCACCGAACTTTCGGTAGAAGATCTTGTTATGATTTCTGACGTAGATGAAGTTCCCAAAACTGAAATCATTAGAAAACTTCATAAATCGTTGGACACTATAAGTTTACATATGATTACATTTAATTATTCTATCGAATATTTTCAAACATTTGAAAAATGGTTCGGAACTGTTATATCTACAAATAAAAACGTAGTTGATAAAACTCCCCAATATCTCAGAGATAATAGATGGAAATTTTCACATGTAGAATTTGGTGGATGGCACTTCACCTCATTCGGTGATGTAGATTTTGTATCTAATAAAATTCATAATTTTTCCCATTGTAATGACGACGATGTAGACGAAAATATGACTGAAACGTATATGAAAGAAAAATTATCACATAACGGTAAATTTAAATTAACACCTTCACCACCAGAACTTATAGCATCTTTACCGGATATTTTCAGATAAATAACTTAAAAGATCTAACAGCATTTACATATATGCACCCCACACAACTTTATGTGGATATTTGTAAACGTCTCAAAACGTACTTTAAACCTTTTAAAACAAATTTGAAAAAGGTTAGATTTGGACCACATGGGGATGGTGGATACGTGGCTGTAGATATGAAAGAATACGACGCTTTGTATAGTTATGGTTCAAACGATGAAATTGAATTTGAAAAAACCTTTTACGAAAAATACAAAAATCCATGTTATGTTTACGACCACACTATAAAAGAGATAACTGATAAACCTAATTATGTACACTTTTATAGAGAGGGTGTTTCATCTAAAAAGGAGGAAAATTTAAATACTATTGATGCACATATAGAAAATAATGGACACACTGAAAATACTAATTTATTTGCACAGATAGATGTAGAGGGAGCTGAATGGGATTCGCTCATAGCATCTAAATATCTTAAAAATTTTTCACAGATGATCATAGAGTTTCATTTATTTGGAAATCTTCTATCGTACGATAAAAAGATAGATGAACTTTATCAACATCTAAATAAGCATTTCATATGTGTACATGTTCACGGGAATAATTATCCATTGGTTCCTTGGATAGATAATAATTTTCCCATGGTGTTTGAAGTCACATATATTCGTAGGGATTTGGTAAATACTATAGAACCTGAAACTGAACCGTTTCCAATCAAGGGGCTCGACTATCCAAATTATATAGGTCGTCCAGACATGCATATAGATTATTATATCACATAATCCCTGGAACCATTTTGATCTTATTCACGTAGTATATATAACCACCTACTAGAGCTGCGAGTGCCAATAAAATATAATTAAATGATATCTTTTTACGTTTTTTCTCAGTTTCCTTTATAATCTTTTCAGCTTCTTCTTTAGTCGGGAGTCTTTCCACGCTCTGATGTAATTTTTCAATCTTACCTATGAGAGCGTGTATAGCTTCTAAAATCTGTGTTTCTTTGGAAATGGGTGTTTCTTTATGGTCAACGGTTGTGACTTCTAATATCATGTGCCACTTCGTAGCTGGGTTTAGATTTACATAATCCCCGTCATCCTGTTCTTCGAATATTTCAAAGTCTAATTTTTGTATAGACATGGGGTTGAAATAATTTGTTTTTCTGTTGAAGCTTTTCCATTGTTTATCTCGTAAAACAATACCATCCGTTCCGTTAAAGTGTCTCTCCAAAGGTACACGTGCAAAAATATGTCCGTGGCGTTCATCGAGCATTTGCGCAACTTGAGGTATATTTGGACACAAAATATCTACATGTTTTGCTATGTTAGTGTTTAGGTCAGTCGTGGTGGCTCCAACCTGTGTTATGTAAAAATCTACCATCTTTACACCTAACACACGACTGAAATCTTCCACGTGTGTATTTGAAGTTAGTGATAGATCTAGCGAAAATGTATTATTAGTTCCATTTACATAGTTGGAATCGACTACTATGTATTGAACTTTTTTAGGTATATCGTGGATCGACACCATTCTAATATTCTCACAGAAATAAAATTCACCTAAGTTGCGACGATGTTTGTATTTTTATCAAGTAAAAATGGAATTCGGTGTACCGTGTATATCTCCCATGACCCAATTAGATGAATATATCAAGGATAATTTATTTGCTGATGAACTGCGAAAGATGTTTCAAGATATTGCCAACGAGAACGATAAGTTGCGAGGGGAGATTAGCGAACTCAAGAAAAAGGGAAAAGTTGCAAAAGTAAAGGTTGAGAAAATCAGGTGCCCGTGTCAAACGGCTAAGGGGGAACAATGTAAAAAGTTTTGCGCAGAAGGTTTGCAGACGTGTAAAGTCCATGCGCGTCCTCCCAAACCCGCTAAACAGCCAAAGCCTCCAAGAGTGAAGAGACCTGCGTGTACAGGGATCAATATAAGGGGTAATCCATGTCGCAATAAATGTATCGAAGGTGAAACATTTTGTGAGAAGCACGATCCTTCCAAACCTCCGACGACTAAAAAAACAAAACGTCCCAAAAAGAGAGATGTCCCCGTTCATAATCATGCCCCGGGAGAGACTCCGTCAGAACCTTGTACACTTTGTCAAACGCACGGTGATATATTCGATCCGAACGTCATCAACGTAGACTTTAAAGAATCTCAAGGAGATGATGGATTGATGCTAAAAGATAGAATTTAAAACCTTAGTGGATATAAATTGTAATGAAAATAAAAGAAATGTCAGCTATTCGAAGATTAAACGTTTTACAAAATCATTTTAGAAATTTTTCTCCTTTAGCTTTATCCGAGCAAGTATTATTCAAAAATAAAGCTCCTAAAACTTTAGAAATTTTTCCGGAAATTCCTAAAAGATTCTCTATTCATTTGGATATCAATCATGATAACAAGTTAATTGAATTTGAAACTGAGAATATGTCTGTACACGACAAAATTAACGTCTACCTAAAATATAAGGACCATGTGAGACAGACATATCCAAATTATATTGTCAAGGAACGACATGAATAATACCTAAGTCTAGTGAATGTTTCATATATTTTATGAAAAATGAAATATTGTACCGTGACGAGTTCTATGTCTAAGAAATCTGTTGAGGTGGATAGCACGAATCATATGTGCGCGGAGAGGCAGTTAATACGAAGGTTATATAGGGAATGTATACGAAAGGGGTACAAGCCACACCAGTTTTCTGATTGGGTTCACCGAAAGTATGGACACCTCATAATATCTAGAAATACAACGTATGGTGCGGGTATATCAATGCCTTGTGTTTTATGTAGAAAGATGATAGAACGATACGATATATGTTGGATGGCATATGATGGAGAGGAATGGGTACATAGTGTAAAAACGGCGGTGCTACCTCAATCTATTCCTACGAGAAAGCAGAAGGACGTTCTCGGTTTTGGAAAATGCACCTAAGTTGTAAAGTAGTATTATTTTTTTGTAAGATGAACATATTTTTTCTTTCATTGAATCCTAAGGAAATCGCCAAACTATCATGTGATCAACACGTCGTTAAGATTCAACTTGAGATTTGTCAAATGTTATACACCGCTTGGTTTTTTTCGGGTCAAGAAGAATACGTCAGAGAACACGCCCCCTTGACGAAAGATGGAAGTAAGCGTGGATACAAACCCGCACATAAGAAGCACCCCATGACCATGTGGATAGGTTCCAGTATCAAAAATTATATGTATGCTTGTGAAATCGGACTCGCTCTCAGTAATGAATACACAGAGCGGTACGGGAAAATTCACACGTGTGAACACCATTTGCGTTGGTTATACGAAAATCACCCATCTCATTTCGAAGAACGTAAAAGTGAGACTGCTTATTATTCTATGGAGGGTATTCCAGAATGTATGCCCGAGCAGTACAAGTCTCCAGATCTTGTATCAGCTTATAAAATGTATTACATAAACGACAAATCCCCCTTTGCGAGATACAAGTGTGAAAGACCTAGTTTTATGTGTTAATCAAATCTTGAAATGTAATAATATCTTCTGTATCTATCAATTTTGAATATTCAAGTTCGTCATCGTCAAAGTAGAGGGGGTTTACTCCCGCTTCACGAAAAACACGTTCCAAAGTGAACCCCATAGTGTCAAACTCTTTTAAGATAGATCTCAAAAGATCATCATCTAGATTTTCTAGACAAAACTGAAACTTACCCGCGGAAAACTCTAGTCTTTCCGTGTAATTACCTTTGACGAAAACATTTTCTTTTATAAATTCTTTTAGATACGATTCTTTCATAGATTTGATTCCGTAGTCATCTAATAGATATTTAAACCCGGACGAAACCTTTTTAATGAATCGTCGTTTTTTATTCGATAGAGGCATTGTTATAGTATTAGTTAAAATAATATCTCTAAGATGAATTATGAAGATAATTCGAAATATATGTCCACACCAAAAAAGACTTATTCAGTGTAGTGTGTGTAATGGGGGTGGTATATGTATACACGGAGATATAAGAAGTATGTGTCGCAAGTGTGTATATTCTGAAAAGTGTGAACATGGGTATTCTAAAAAGGCTTGTAGTATATGTTCAAATAAATAATTTCTTTGAGTACTATAAGATGGATCGTAAAATTTTGATTCTGGGTATAACCTTGACGGTGGTTATACTTTTTTTAAGTTTCAGGAAAGAGGGATACGAGGAAGAGTTGAAAGAATGGCAAACGCAAACAGAAACCTTACAAAATGAAACTATCGAAGTTGATCAATCTTTCGACATAGATTCGTTCATAGACAATGTGAGGAGTGTACAGGAAAAACAAGAAAATTCAGATGATGCTTTGGAAGCATTTTTTGAGGCCGCGGGGGAACTTGGTGTTTTAGGAACATCTTCCGATGATGCCAGCGAGGCGTATGCGACTAATTACAGAAATCAAATCCAATATACTCGGTTACTTATTCAAATTTCACAGGAAAAGAATGAAGAAAGACGCGAAGAGCTAAAAGAACAACTCAGAGAAACGGTTCAAGCACTACACGACGGGCAAGCCATAGCGTCTCAGGGGGGGGAATTTTCTTTGGATGAGATATCCGGATTTATACCCAAGCGTCAGATAGTAAAGGTTAATAATGTTTTAAGTTCTGGTGTTGACTCTGAAAAGGTGAGTTATGGTCCCATCGTTGCACAAGCAACTGGGGAGCCTAAACATTCAACTATTAATCAATATAGAGAGACGGTAAATGTTAGGGTTCCAAAATGTGAAGGAAATTCGTGTTTAACCAAAGATGGAGAACCAGGTTCTCCCGGGTATATAATTGGTTCAAGTGATTCTGGTGAGGCATTTGGATCGTGTGCCGTTGATTGTCTTAATGCTGATAAGTGTTCTGGTTTTTCGGTGAAAGAAGAATCCACTGGAGCCTTTTATTGTAAATTAACAAACAACGGGTTTGAAAAGGTACAAAATGAAAGTACCGTCGCGAATGAAAAGTTGGAACAAGTATACGCTATTCACGAAGGATTCAGTGAGAATGATTGGGATTCGTATTTGAAGAACCCCTTATATTTCAAAATGTTCAATTCCGCTTTTGATGATAATAATTGTGTTGATGTACCTAATGTCGAAGAGTGTGTTGAGAATGGGCGAAACTCTAAAACAAAAATAGAGAATGATGGTATACCTCGGGATTGTGAAGGTAATTGGGAATCGATCGCGGAAAGTGGGCTGACGGGGTTTCTTTATGATCCAAATGACCCTAAAAAAGATGCTAGATGGGAAAATGGGTGTCCTAGGAATATTCCAAATTATGGTGATAGTATGTCAAGTGGTAAAATTTGTTATAATTACGATAGTGCATCTAATGGCCCCCCGGATCGTTCTACAATTCCTTATTATTATAAGCAATTCGTTCCACTCAAGACAGGTGGGAGTTCACTGGCTAACGGACTGCCTGCGATAAATGGGGGTTCATGCCCTGATGGTTTGGGTATAAAACAAACATGTAAAGACGGAGACGGTGGTGAGGAAGGTTCAGAAATACAAGTGTGCGAATATTCGCATGGTGGGTGGTACGACAATGACCCAGATTTCGCACCTGTAAATTGTGGAGCAGATGGACCTAACCAACCAGGTAAGCTCGAGGGATATGTGGTAGTCAGTGATTGTCAATATAATGCGACGTGTCCAAATAACCCCGGATATTCGGGTGGTAAGATTTATGGGACTGAAAAGGTCACCGGTTATGATGCTCGGGGAAAACCGGCGAAGAATGGTGGTAAATCGTGTGACGCATTAATAAGAGAAAAAATTAATGCGAATGATCCTTATTTTACGGAATATAGAATTGTCGGGAATGATATAGTTAGAGAATGTAGTCAGACTTGTTTCGCTGTACCGGAGGACATTGTGTGTGATCCATACCGTCAGTTATGTGATCCTGTTTTTACTCCTGGTGGACCTTCACCTTGGCAAATCTTTTAACCTTTATGTTAATAACCGTACCTAAGTAAATAATTTCTTATACTACTATAAGATGGATCGTAAAATTTTGATTCTGGGTATAACCTTGACGGTGGTTATACTTTTTTTAAGTTTTAGGAAAGAGGGGTATGAGGAAGAGTTGAAAGAATGGCAAACGCAAACAGAAACCTTACAAAATGAAACTATCGAAGTTGATCAATCTTTCGACATAGATTCGTTCATAGACAATGTGAGGAGTGTACAGGAAAAGCAAGAAAATTCAGATGATGCTTTGGAAGCATTTTTTGAGGCCGCGGGGGAACTTGGTGTTTTAGGAACATCTTCCGATGATGCCAGCGAGGCGTATGCGACTAATTACAGAAATCAAATCCAATATACTCGGTTACTTATTCAAATTTCACAGGAAAAGAATGAAGAAAGACGCGAAGAGCTAAAAGAACAACTCAGAGAAACGGTTCAAGCACTACACGACGGGCAAGCCATAGCGTCTCAGGGGGGGGAATTTTCTTTGGATGAGATATCCGGATTTATACCCAAGCGTCAGATAGTAAAGGTTAATAATGTTTTAAGTTCTGGTGTTGACTCTGAAAAGGTGAGTTATGGTCCCATCGTTGCACAAGCAACTGGGGAGCCTAAACATTCAACTATTAATCAATATAGAGAGACGGTAAATGTTAGGGTTCCAAAATGTGAAGGAAATTCGTGTTTAACCAAAGATGGAGAACCAGGTTCTCCCGGGTATATAATTGGTTCAAGTGATTCTGGTGAGGCATTTGGATCGTGTGCCGTTGATTGTCTTAATGCTGATAAGTGTTCTGGTTTTTCGGTGAAAGAAGAATCCACTGGAGCCTTTTATTGTAAATTAACAAACAACGGGTTTGAAAAGGTACAAAATGAAAGTACCGTCGCGAATGAAAAGTTGGAACAAGTATACGCTATTCACGAAGGATTCAGTGAGAATGATTGGGATTCGTATTTGAAGAACCCCTTATATTTCAAAATGTTCAATTCCGCTTTTGATGATAATAATTGTGTTGATGTACCTAATGTCGAAGAGTGTGTTGAGAATGGGCGAAACTCTAAAACAAAAATAGAGAATGATGGTATACCTCGGGATTGTGAGGGTGAATATATTTCAGCAGATTTAAGTCAGGCATGTCCCACAACTATACCTACTGGGGCTTCAAATACTAAATTATGTTTTAATTATAATCCAAATGGGGAATCAATAGATAAGCAGCGACCCTATTATGTTTCGGAATTTAACCAAACAGGTGAAGAGGCGATAAATGGGGGGGCGTGTCCGAATAAATTATCTTTCGCAAAGACGTGTAAAGATAATTCCGATGATCCAACAACGGGTGAGATTTTAGGTGTGTGTGAATATAGTGTGGGTGGTTGGGATGGACAACAAGCTAAAAATTGTGGTGGTAGTGTTGGGGGGGCGGATGGGGGTATAGATCCGAATAGAATTGTTTGGGGTCCTGTTCAAAAATATAATGATACAGATTCTAAATGTGAGGAAAAGGCGAAAAATGGATTTTTTGGTAACCAAACTTTTGATGGTACATCTGCGACAATAACAAATGGTGGATATCAATTTTACCAATCATATAATATTAATCCAGGTGAGGGGCAATCAGATGGTGGACGAAATTGCTTTTCGTATATACAAGAACAATTTCCTGAAAAGGTTAACGGTGTATCTATAAGACAAGTCGACTTTACATGCCCCGAATGTCCAGAAGATCGCACTAAATCACCTTATATGTGGAATGGTACACGTGGTTTCTGTCCGGGAGACGAAATCGATGTGAATCTAGAACCGGACCCATCATACGATCCTACAAAAGAACCTAAATGTTCGGAAGGTGTAAATCATTATTCACATTTGGGTGTAGATGGATTCAGGAAAATGGGTATCACGTCATATGGTAATAAAGAATGCTCCCCAGATTGGTCAAAATATCCATGGCAAACACTATCGGACAAATACGACCAAAATTGCCTGAATGAGGTGGCTGATATGGTATATAATGATGTCGGGGCGAATGCTATGGGACAGGCTTTTCGGGGTGGGACCGGTGCGAACCCATCCGGGAAGCCCGGCTCTACCCTCACCGACGGACTGTATGGTTACTGTGAAGATTGTAAAATCGGGACCCGGGGTACAGGTGGAGGTGGTCCAGATGGGCGCGAAGGACAATGTATGAGTGTATGGGATGAGAAGGATGATAATGGCAAAGGAGCGTGGGAATATATGAATCGAACAGCTGCTGGTATTGTTGATTATCATAATATAGCGGCGGAAGGAAAGGCGCCTTGGCATGGATGGAATATATGTAGAGATAGTCAAGGAAAGGGACATGTCAAGGGATCTGAGTTTTGTAATTTATGAAGTTTCATACATAATAGGAGGTGCGCCATTTCTCTTTTGTGCAGACAAAATAATATTTCGAAGTGCCATATAAGATGTACACCAAACGAATGATAATCCAGATAAAAAAAGGATAATAATGTTCATCTTATATTGTACCTAAGTAAATCTTTTATAGATAAAAAACACGATAAAAATGTTCGCTTTAAAGTGTCCCGCTGTTCACCATAGGTTCAAGAAACCTAAGATTTCTAAGGTTTGTAGAAGTTATTATAACATTGACGACTCGAATAGCAAACCTCTCGAAAAGGTGAAAAAGCGTGATTTGTTTCATATATTAAGTTTTGAACATGAAGATGCACAATATGAAGGTGTATACGCCGTGACTAAGTTCAACGTTGATGATCTTCCTATAAACAATATAGTGGCTTTCACAAATTTTGATGACGTCTTTCGATACAAAACACTTCTCGAAGCTGAGATGGATAAAAAACCATTTATTCAGTTTGCAACAAGATTTGAACTCGAATACATGTGTGATGTTGGAAACTATAAGTGTATAGTCATTAATGAAAATGTTCTAGTGACACCACCTACAATGACTGAACG